GTATCTTGACTACCGTGATGAAAAAGATTTCATCGGTATGGATATGTGTCGTAAGTTTCTTGAGATGGGATTTACTCGTGCTAGAAGGTATGCGAATCACAACTCAGGTAGAAAATATAAGAAAGGGACAAAAGAGATTCTTCCGCAGGAGGAGGATCATGATACAAGTAAGTATGCTAAGTCTGCTAAAATATTTAAAAAAGTTAGAGACATAGCCGCGTATAATGAAACTTATGTTAGAATGAGAAAAGAGTGGAGATCAAATGAGTGATTTTATATGGGTTGAAAAATACAGACCCAAGACAATTGATGATTGTATTCTTCCAGAGAATATCAAAAAAACATTTAAGGATTTTCTAAATAGAGGAGAAATACCTAATATGCTTCTTGCTGGTCCTCCAGGCGTTGGAAAAACTACAGTAGCGAAAGCATTATGCAACGAACTAGGAGTAGATTTTTATGTCATCAACGGATCCGATGAAGGAAGATTTCTCGATACGGTCAGAAACAATGCAAAGAATTTCGCATCAACTGTATCGCTCTCATCGGAGGCGAAGCACAAGGTCGTCATCATTGATGAAGCCGACAACACAGGTAATGACGTACAATTATTACTTCGAGCATTCATTGAAGAGTTTGCAGGAAACTGTAGATTCATTTTCACTTGCAACTATAAGAACAAAATCCTCGAACCCCTCCATTCAAGATGTGCTGTCGTTGACTTTTCTATTCGAGGAAAAGAAAAACAACAAATCGCTGCTAATTTCTTCCAAAGACTCAACTTTATCTTGGAGCAAGAAAGGATTGAAACAGATAAGAAAGTATTAGTTGAATTAATTAATAAACACTTTCCAGATTGGAGAAGAATATTAAATGAATGTCAGAGATATTCGGTTAGTGGTAAAATAGATAGTGGTATATTAGCTGCTTTTTCAGACGTTGCAGTAGATGAACTTATTAAAAATCTTAAAGAAAAAAACTTTCCTGAGGTACGTAAGTGGGTCAACAGTAATATGGACAATGATACTTCTGTACTTTTTCGTCGCATTTACGATAGCCTTTACAAATCCTTGGTGGCTAATACTATACCTTCTGCTGTGCTTATCATTGCTAAGTATCAGTATCAAATGGCTTTTGTAGCAGATCAAGAAATAAACATGCTTGCCTGTCTAACTGAAATTATGGTGGAGTGTGAATTTAAGTGAAGAAAAAAAGAGAACCTTTTAAACTTAACTGTTTCGGTTTTCTTGGAATTGTGCTACTATTAAGTGGTATAGCTTCTGGAATTGTTCTTTATTATTCAATATTAGATTATTTAAAATGACAAAATCAAATAAACTTAGAGCACAAGTAAAAAGTAGATTTTATTATCTCTTTTGGGGTGCAGCAACTATTTCTGTATTTGCAGGGCAAATATATGTTGGAAATGGTTTCCGTAGAATGGCAGATACTAATGATGCTATCTCTGCTGATATTAATTTACTTATAGAAAATATTATGTTTGCAGTACCAGGTGAAAAGGAATTTATATATGAACCAAATCCTATGGTGATAAGATGAAAAGATCCGAACTTATACATTGGAGATTACAGGCAATGCTTCGTGAACATTCTTTTCCTGACTTGCAATACTTAGGTGTAAGACCTGATAGCATTGGTATAGATCAACATTGGTATAGAATAGGAAAGGCAGAAGTGCCAGTAGATGCTATAACTGAATTAGATACTGAAGAAGAATGAAATCTCACAAAACACCACTTCGTTATCCTGGCGGTAAGTCTCGTGCCTGTACAAAGATAGGACAGTTCTTACCTAACATGTATACCTACAAGGAATTTCGTGAACCATTTCTTGGTGGTGGAAGTGTTGCTATCTATCTAACAAAGATGTATCCATCTTTAAATATATGGGTCAATGATTTATATGAACCACTAATTAACTTTTGGAAGGAGATACAACATAGTGGTGATGAATTATATGATGCATTATGTTATTTAAAAATCAAACATCCAAATAGAGATTTAGCAAAAGGTTTATTCTTAGAATCAAAAGATATCATCAATGATGATAATAAAAGTAAATTAGATAGAGCAGTTGCTTTTTACATTGTAAATAAATGTAGTTTCTCTGGTCTTACAGAATCATCTTCTTTCTCAGGGCAAGCAAGTGAATCTAATTTTTCGATGAGGGGTATTGAAAAATTACCAGGTTATCAAGAGATAATTCAAAGTTGGAAAATAACTAATCTTTCTTATGAAGATCTCTTGACAGATTGGAAAGATACTTTTATATACTTAGATCCTCCATATGATATAAAAGATAATCTTTACGGAAAAGGAGGTGATATGCATAAGAAATTTAATCATGATAAATTTGCTAAAGATTGTGATGACCACACAGCAGATATGATGATATCATATAACTCATCTCAGTTAATTAAAGACAGATTTAAAAATTGGAATGCTGTAGAGTTTGATCTTACTTATACAATGAGATCTGTTGGGGAGTATATGAGCGATCAACAAACAAGAAAAGAATTATTATTACTAAATTATGGAACTGAAGGAATGGTTGAAGTCGATCAATTTGTCAAAGAAGAATCTAATAGATGAAGATCCCTCTCTAGAAAAAGAATATTCTCCATATATAATCAATCGTATATTCTCTGGTCATCTTGATGCAATACTCTTTGCTAATGAAATGAACCAGTATCATTTTTTACCAAAGAAGATGCAATATGATTTTTTACTAAATACACTCAGAACTAAGAAGAGATTCTCTCCTTGGCTCCGTAAAGATGAAATCAAAGATCTTGATTATGTGAAGCGTTACTACAAATATAGTGATGAAAAAGCAAAACAGGTTTTGAAGATATTATCTACTGAACAAATTAATTTTATAAAATCGAAGTTTGAAACTGGAGGAAGACAATGAGTGTGGTTCAAGAACCCGAAGTGCAATGGTTACCTGAGAAAATGGTCGAGGTAACTCTTAATGAACCTGATGATTTCCTTAAAGTAAGAGAAACTCTCACAAGAATTGGTGTAGCATCGAGAAAAGAAAAAAAGATATATCAATCATGTCACATTCTTCATAAGCAAGGGAGGTATTATCTTGTACACTTCAAAGAGTTATTTGCCCTTGATGGCAAACATGCTAATCTTACTCCTAATGATGTTCAGCGTAGGAATCGTATTGCTCAACTTCTCGCAGATTGGGGTTTAATTGGTGTTGTAGATACAACAAAAATACAAGATATCGCACCATTAAATCAAATCAAAGTATTAGCATATAGAGACAAAGGTGACTGGATACTAGAAACAAAATATAATATAGGTAGTAAGAAGAAAAAAGTTGAAGAGTCTTAATTCCTTTTTTCTGTTATCAAGGAGTCAAAATGAACGGTAGACTAAGTAAGGTCGATATGACCAATAAACTTATGCAACTTAAAAGAGAACTTGATTATAAATGTGAGATCGGAGAGATGGGAGAGTGGGAGTGCACTGGTGCGAACAAATATATGCACAAAGTATTTGATGTTTTAGATGAATTTTGGCAGTAGACACCGAACAAGTTATTATAGTATTCCGTATTGTACTATTTGAGATTATTTGTTTAAATAGTAATGTCGCCTTCGGGGACAACAATTAACACTCGCTTTTAAAGGAGAACTATCATGACAGCATTACAAAGGTATCACTCTGCAAATTTACCAGAGTTGATGAAAATAATTCAAAGAAACGGTATAGGTATGGATGATTACTTTGACCGTTTTTTCAATTCTCACGAAACAGTATCAAATTATCCACCATACAATCTTGTTCAGGTAAATAATGTTGAGTCTCTTTTAGAGATTGCCCTAGCAGGATTTACAAAAGATGAAATTAATGTTTATACTGAGTACGGAAAATTATTCGTTGAAGGTCAAAAAGAAACTAATCAAGAGACAGGATCCGAGTATATCCATCAAGGCTTGGCTCAGAGAAGTTTCACAAGAGAGTGGGCACTTTCAGAAGATACTGAAGTCCGAGAGGTTCAATTCAAAGATGGACTTCTTACCGTTAAGTTGGGTAAAG